CTCTTTGGCTGCAATGGATTGGGCGCAAGAGCGTGATAGTGCGGTTCAGTTTATGCAGGGCATGGGTGCTTTTGTGGCGCAGATTGGTCCTATGATCCAGGCGGTTCCTGGCTCGTCGCCTTACTTCTTGAAACTGCTGCAATGGGCTGTTTCTAAATTTAAGGTTTCGTCAGAGATTGAAAGCGTGCTGGATCAGGCTCTTGCACAGTTGCAAGCTAATCCGCCGCAACCGCCGCAACCGTCTGCTCAAGATCAAGCAGAGACAGCGGCAGAGTTGGCAAAAGCCAAGGAAAGAGAGGCAAACACAATGGAAACCCAGGTCGATACCCAGACTAAGGTGTTTCAGCTAAATCAGATGGCTAAAAACGCTATGCAACCGAACCCTAACTTGCCGCCTATCGTTGGATGAGTAAGTACGGCGCAAGAATAGACGCTTTGAGAAAAGAGTACGGTGGTTTTAACAAGCCAAAACGTACTCCATCTCACGACAGTAAATCTCACGCTGTTTTAGCTAAACAAGGCGAAAAAATACGTCTAATACGGTTTGGACAGCAGGGAGTAAGTGGGTCTCCGCGAAAAGAAGGCGAAACAGAAGCGAGTAAGAATAGGCGTAAATCATTTAAAGCGCGTCATGCGAAAAACATTTCAAAAGGCCCAATGTCTGCTGCTTATTGGGCAGATAAGGTCAAATGGTAAGGAGAAAGACAATGCCAATGCCTAAAATGCAAATTTACGCTGAAATCTTACGTCAACTAGGGGAAATCCCTAACGACTATGACGACGATATGATGGCAGAAGAAGAAGCCATGGCAGAAGGCGCAGAGGTAGAAGAAGAAATGTTGCCAGAAGAAGTTATTTTAGCGGAAAACCCAGAATACGAATCTCTCACCAAGGGCAAGAAAAAAGAAAGATAAACCGATGCCTGACAACCGCCCGTATGTAAACATTTCACAAGATGAAGAACGTGATCCCAGCCGGTTTCATCCCAAACTATCTATTGGATATAATTCTAAAAAAGGTTGGGGTGGAAAATTTGAAGGATCAGAAAATAAGCAAGCCATTTCTGGTTATATGCCGTTATCTGTTGGTGAACTTAATGCCAACGTTACAAGAAACAGAGGTTCTAATACTGCCCGCGTTGGTTACAGAGTAAAAATAGCTGATTTGGTAAACGCTTTGAGAAGAAGATAAACCAATCAACAGGGAATCAAAACAGTCAATGCAAGCGCAAGCATTAAGGCAAAAAAAATGAAAAGAACCTACCGCTACGATAAAAAACTAGACAAACTCGTTGAAATAACAAGGCAAAAACAAGGTCCAGCCGAGAAGAAAATATTTGTTTCTGACGCTCACTATGATGGCTTAGTGGCGACTGACGGAACAGATATAAGCACAAGAAAAAAACACCGCGAATACATGAAGCGGAATAACCTTACCACAATGGATGACTTTACTAATACTTGGGCGGAAGCCAAGAAAAGCCGTGAACACTATATGCAAAACGGTGGAACCTTCCGCAAAGAAGATATTGCTAGGGCTATCCATAAAATAGAAAGCAGATAAAAATGGATGAAGAACCTACCACATTAGAACAACCCAGTTCTTTACGAGAAGCGATTGAGTCGGCAGTAGAGAAAGAAGAAATTGTCGATGAGCCGGTACAGCAAGAAGTAGAGTCCGAGCCGCTTGAGTCGCCAGAGCCGCTTGCCTCTGAGCCTGTCGAGGCAGAGCCAGAAGCGTCCCAAGATCAACCTGACGTTGATTTAACGGCTGAAACAAGCCCCAAAGAAGGCATACGCCCAGGGCCAAAGGCAGAGCCAAAGAAGCAAGAAAAAGCGCCTGTTTCTTGGCGGCCTGATGTCAGGGAACATTGGGCAAAGCTACCAGATAGCGTTAAGAAAGAGGTGCAGCGTAGAGAACGCGAGGTACAGCAAACTCTCAAAGAAACGTCTAGCGCCCGTAAATATGCCGAGGCTGTCGAAAAGGTGCTTGAGCCATATCAGGTCTTTATTAAGGCTGAAAACAGCAATTCTTTACAAGCCATTGATAATGTTATGGCTACTGCTGCCAAGCTACGCACTGGCACAGGGCCAGAAATTGCACAGCTTGTTTCTGGTATCGTAAAGCAATTTGGTGTTGGCCGGTTTGGGCAGGATTTCATTGCACAATTAGATGCCGCGTTAGTTGGTGAAATACCTCAAAATCACGACCAAAGTACTCAGTTGCAGCAAGCCATACAGCAGCAACTTCAGCCTGTTCACAACTTTATGAACGAGTTTCAACAAGCCAAGCAGAACCAAACTCAACAAATTCGCATGGAGGCTCAAAGCGAAGTTCAGAACTTTATTGAAAATGCTGAGTTTGCGGAAGATGTACGCGAAGAAATGGCTGATTTGATGGAAGTGGCCGAAAGGCGTGGCAGAGAGCTTTCCCTGGAGGACGCTTACCGCCAAGCCTGTCTTGCAAACCCAAAAGTAAGGTCTGTGCTTCAAAAGCGACAACAAGCTAAAGGTGCACAACAAACCACTGGGGCGGCGCAAAAAGCAAAAGCCGCGGCGGTAAGTGTTTCTGGCGCTCCGGCCTTGGCATCGCCAAACAACCCAGGTGCGGTAGATATTCGATCAGCGATTGAGGCTGCTATTGCAAGCAACTCACGCTGATGCTATTGTTGCAAAAGTGCAACGCTTTTTAAGGCAAAGCCACTCTGTTAGAGACTGATGCCGTTGAGCAAGCACTTTTGTAATTAAGGTATGCAGCGACAAGCGTAAAGAAGGCTGTGCCTCATCTTTGCGTTTTTCGGCGCTAATGCCACCCTTGTACGGCCATTCAAGGGACATGACGAGCCACCAGTTCGGCTGCATGAACAGGTGAAAACATAGCTCTGCAAACTGCGGAGCCTAACGTCATGGAGAAAAACAATGGCTTTTGCCAATACGTCCGTTACGGACATTATTGCAACAACTATCCAGTCTCGCACAAAACAGATTGCAGACAACGTAACCAAGAACAACGCTTTGCTTGCTCGTCTTAACGAGCGTGGAAACGTCAAGCCTTTTGGTGGTGGTAACGTAATTCTGCAAGAGCTTTCGTTTGCGGAAAACGGTAACGCTGGTTTCTATAGCGGCTATGATTTGCTGCCAGTAGCTACCGCTGATGTAATCAGTGCTTCTGAGTTCAACATTAAGCAGCTTGCTTGCCCAGTCGTCATGTCTGGCTTGGAAATGCTCCAGAACTCAAGCCAAGAACAGTTTATTGACTTGCTCGAAGCGCGTTTAAACGTCGCAGAAAGCACAATGGCTAACAAACTTGCCGAATCTGTCTACTCAGACGGTACTGGCTCCAGCGGTAAAGAAGTAACCGGCCTAAATGCTGCTGTTCCTGCTGACCCGACAACTGGAACGTATGGTGGCATTGATCGTGCTACTTACACGTTTTGGCGCTCTGGTCTGTATGACTTCAGCACCGAAGGTGTGACTGCTTCTGCCACAACCATCCAGGCGGCTCTTAATAGCCTCTGGGGAAGCCTTGTAAGGGGTGCAGATCGCCCTGACTTGGTGGTTTTGGATAACACCTACTGGACGTACTACATGGGTTCTCTACAGGCCCAGCAGCGCTTTACAGACGCAAGCACAGGAAACCTTGGCTTCCCAACTCTGAAGTTCATGGACTCTGACGTTGTGCTTGACGGTGGTATTGGCGGTTACTGTCCGTCTGCTACTGGCTTCATGCTGAATACGAAGTACCTTTTCCTTCGTCCTCACCGTGATCGCAACATGGTAGCGTTGTCTCCGAAAGCACGTTACGCGATCAACCAAGACGCTGAAGTGCAGATTCTTGGATGGGCTGGCAACCTGACTTGTTCGGGCGCTCAGTTCCAGGGCCGCATCCAAGCCTAATTGACCTTGTGGTAGGGTCTGCCTTGCCTCCGAGCGGTAGGGTAGACCCTCCCGCTTGGAGGTCTTTTTTAGAAAGAGGTAATCAGAGATGGCCGTAACTTATGGCGCAGCAGTATCGGCAACTTACCCGGCTGTTGTTGACACAAACGCAAGTCAAGACACTGGCGCATCAGTAGAAGGCATCGGTCAAAGCGGTGCAGATGAAGCCAGCATTAGTGGTTCACGTATCGGCGGCGCTGCTGGCACAGACTTTAAGATCGAACATGGAGATGGCGTCGGAGTTTAGTTATCTACGACACCCCCGGCAAAAAGCCGGGGGTGTTTCTCTTAAAAAGGAATTAAAAAATGAATACCCCTACCGCAGAAAATACAGATTGGTCGTCAGTAGCAGCCGCGCCTGGATTAGACGAAGCCAGATTTGCTAACGACGATAAATTGTTTGTTGAGTTCTTTAGAAAACCCGCTTTACAGGCTGGAGAAAGCCGAGAAAAAGGCAGGGCCATTTACAAAGAAATCGACTACATACGCATTATGGTCCCAGGCGACAAATTAAGTGTTGTTGTCAGACCTGTTGATTCGATTGATGAGCGTAGGTTTAAAGATCGTTATGAGAGGTGGAAAGCTGGCGCTGGTAACGTAATAGAGGGAACGCCTTTAACGTCTTTGCCCTGTATGACGCCAGCTAAAGTAGAAGAATATAAATACTTTAACATTCATACGGTTGAGCAGCTTTCCGAAGCCGCTGATAGCGTCGGACAAAACTTCATGGGCTTTTCGTCTGACAAAAGAGCAGCAGTAGCTTTTATTGAATTAGCAAAAGGTAATGCTCCGCTTGAAAAGATGAACGCAGAGTTAAAAGAACGCGATGCTAAGATCGAAGAAATGCAAGCGCAAATAACAGAGTTAATGAAAATTTCTTCCCCGCGTCAAAGCAAGAAGAAAGTTAGCGAAGAACAAACAGAAGATTAAGGATGTCTAATGGCTTATCAGATTATTGACGATAATAGTCTAAGCGCTATCGTTCAAAACATAGCGGAAATGGTAAGCTATCCTGTTCCGGTTGATCCTGCCGGGGATACAGACACATCTGTTGTGCAGATGGTTCAAGCAGTAAACCAAGCTGGTTATGACTTGCTTTCTTTGTATCCTTGGCAGGAATTAACTAAAAGTTACGATGTTAGCATAACAGCCGACACTTCTGGTCAAACAGAAAAAGCGTTTTCTTTGCCTACTGACTTCTATCAGTGGGTAGATCAGACGCAATGGAACTCCACAAATCAGTGGCCAGCTATCGGCCCTGTTTCACCGCAAATGTGGAAACAGCTAATTGTTAGAACAACTTTGCCGACGCTTTCTTTCTATTGGCAAGTTAGAGATAACAACATCTACATCCTTGCCCCACCAACAGACGCGCAAACACTAACTTTCTTTTATCAGTCTCTTGCCTGGGTAAAAGATGCCGATAACGCTGACTTATACAAAAACCGCGCTACAAAGAACGGCGATACTATTCTTATAGACAGCAATCTTGTTACGTTGTTGGGTCGAGTAAAGTGGTTGGAGATGAAAGGCCTGGATTCAAGCGCGGCTATGCGTGACTTCCAAGTTCAGTTTGAAAACCGAAAAGGCACAAAAAAGGGTGCGCCGGTTCTTACAATGGCTAGAGGGTATGGCTTTCCATACATTCAGCCTTTGTCAAACACGCCTGACACTGGATTTGGAAGCTAGATATGCCGCTTGTTCCAATCAAGCAATTTGAAACGCCAAGGGTAGCCGCTGCCGCTCAAGTGTCTGGGCTTGGCATCGCTCCCGCTCCTGTTGGCGGATTGAATTACCGCGACCCAATTAACGAAATGCCACCAACAGACGCGATGGTGCTTGATAACTTTATACCAAAGCGCACAGGCGTTTCTTTAAGGAAAGGCTGGCAATATCACACCAGCGCTATAACCAATGACATAGAATCTCTTTTTTCTTATAACGGCGCTACACCAGCAAGCAACAAGCTGTTTGCTGCGTCAAATGGGGATATATATGACGTTACTACCGGCACACCTAGCGTAAGCCAAGCAAGCACTGGCTCAACAGAAGATATTTGGATAACAACCCAATTCTCTAATTCTGCTGGCACTTACTTGTTGGCGGTTTCTCCCGGCGCAGGGTACTGGACTTACGACGGTACAAGCTGGACGCAGCAAAGTGTGAACGGTTTACCAACAGACCTAACAAGCGTTGCCGTTTGGAAAAATAGAGTTTGGTTTACAGCAGAAAACGACAGCAGTGTTTATTACCTGCATAATGTTGATGCCATAACTGGAAATTCGACACAATTTGTTATGGGGCCGCTGCTAAGAAACGGCGGTTCTGTCAGAGCCATTATTAACTGGACGCTTGACGCTGGTGTTGGTGTAGACGACTACCTTGTTGTTATAGGCTCTCAAGGTGACGTTGGTGTATGGCAGGGAACAGACCCAACTAGCGCGGCAACCTTTGGTTTAAAGGGTGTCTGGTATGTAGGCCCGGTTCCAAAATACGGGCGCTTCTTTACCTCTTATGGCGGCGATGTGATGGTTTTGTCTGAGCTTGGCATTGTTCCAATGTCTCGACTTGTAAACGGTCAATTTGTTGAAGGCGCTTTAGGCGTAGCCGACAAAATAGAAAACAAACTTACTGAGTTGGTTTCTGATCTAAAAGATGAAAAGTCTTGGGACATATTGCTTGTTCCAGGCACAAACATTCTTTTGATTAAGCCACCACCACAAAACAACATATACACACAATATGCAATGAGCGTTAGCACTGGCGCGTGGTGTACGTTTAGCAATATGCCAATGTCTTGCACCGCTGTTCTTGGGGATCAGTTTTATTTTGGGACAGACAGCAAAACTGTTGCAAAAGGTTTTTATGGCGAAAGTGACGCGGTATCTACTGCCGGGACGGGGGGCGATGCAGTACAAGGCGATATACAATCATCGTTTAATTCTTTTGGAAATCCAGGCCAGTTAAAGAAATTTAACATGGTCAGGCCGATATTTATATCCAGCCAGTCACCAGCGTACAAAGCGCAGATAAACACGCAATACACATTTGATGGTGTGTATGGCTCACCGCCTTTTGTTGAAGGAACGGTCGCGGAGTGGGATGTAAGTAAGTGGGATTTAGCAGCTTGGTCGCAATCCTCAAACACTTATCAAAGCTGGTCTGGGGTGACTGGTCTGGGCTACTACGGCGCGTTAAGAATGAAAGTTAAGGGTGTTGGTGGAGGCACCACTTTCAGTAGCTATCATGTATTAAGCGAGATTGGTGGAGTAATGTAATGGCTAATGGCAACGCTTTAATAGCCGCGCTAAGAAGCGCAACGCCTAGCGGAATGGTAAAAGCACCAGGAGCGCCAACTACGTTTGAAGCGCCGTGGACAAATGTTAGCCGTCAGCCTTTAAGTGCGGTGTTAAGTCCAGAAGCCCCGTTTGTGCCTGTTGAAAGCTGGAGAGACACAGCAAATCTTGAGCCAGCCGTTTCTGGGTACGCGGCTCCAGGGTATTCCCCACAGGAAGGCTCTGTTTCCGGTCCTGTTGTAAATACCACTCCACCGCCGCCTCCACCGCCGCCTCCATTGGCTCCAAGCTATGAATCTGTTGGCCCTGATTTTTGGGACAATATAAACGCTGAATATGCAGATGAATACGCTTCTTTTGGTGGAACAGATGAAGAATGGGTTAATAGTGATCGATTTAGAGATTATCAATCAAGGGTGTTGGGTGGTATTCAACGTACCTACGACACTGATAAATTAGAGAGCGACATTGCTTCCTTTGAAACTCAGCTAGATGACCCAATTTTTGGTCCAAAC